AACAATAGGAAACTCTAACTATGGTTTGTTTGGTGGTGGTGCAATTCCTGGATCTCCTTCAATAACATATTCAACAGTAGATCGTATAGATTTCTCTAATGATTCTGGAACAGCATCTGTTAGAGGTCCATTGAGTTCGATAAGAAGTAGACATGCAGCAATAGGAAATTTTAACTACGGTTGGTTTGGTGGTGGTTATACTCCAGCATTATCGACAATAGTAGACCGTATCGATTTTTCTAATGATTTGGCAACAGCATCAGTTCGTGGTCCATTAAGTTTAGCAAGAGTATATTTAGCAGCAACAGGAAACTCTAACTATGGTTGGTTTGGTGGAGGTTATATATTTCCAGCAATAAACTACACAACAGTAGACCGTATTGATTTTTCTAATGATTTGGCAACAGCATCAGTTAGAGGTTCATTAAGTTTAGGAAGAGCATATTTATCAGCAACATCAGGACAAGCAAGGTCTTCAAGCACTCGTCTACAAAAAGCAGGGTCTTATGGTTGGGGTGGTGGTGGTATTGCCTCACAACCTTTTCCATTACCATTCATAGTTTATTCAACAGTAGACCGTATAGATTTCTCTAATGATTTAGCAACAGCATCAGTAAGAGGTCCATTAAGTGCAGTAAGATATAGATTAGCAGCAACAGGAAACTCTAACTATGGTTGGTTTGGTGGTGGGCAAATTCCAGGTTTATATTTATCAACAGTAGAACGTATTGACTTTACGAATGATTCTCCATCAGTATCTCCAAGAGGTCCATTAAGTTCTACAAGAATTCAATTAGGAGCAACAGGAAACTCTAATTATGGTTGGTTTGGCGGTGGAGCAACTGTCCCTTCAGTATCAGCAACAGTAGACCGTATTAATTTCTCTAATGATTTAGCATCAGCATCACTAAGATGTCTATTGACAGTAGCAAGATTTCGATTAGCAGCAACAGGAAATTCTAATTATGGTTGGTTTGGTGGTGGTGGTGCTCCAGCAATAGTATCAAGAATAGACCGCATTGATTTTTCTAATGATTCCTCATCATCATCAAGAGGTCCATTAAGTGCAGTAAGATATCAATTAGCAGCAACAGGGAATTCTAACTATGGTTGGTTTGGTGGTGGTTTTACTCCAGGACCAGGAACAGTATCAACAGTAGACCGCATAGATTTTTCTAATGATTCTGCAACAGCAGTAGGAAGAGGTTCATTGAGTTCTTCAAGAGGACGATTAACAGCAACAGGAAACTCTAATTATGGTTGGTTTGGTGGTGGTTATATTCCAACTCCAGCAACATTTTTAACAGTAGACCGTATAAACTTTTCAAATGATTCGGTAACAGCATCAGTTAGGGGGTCATTAAGTTCTGCAAGATATAGTTTAGCAGCAACCTCCAACAGGTCCAGATAAATACTCACAACTACATTATACTTAATGAATTTATTATCCAAAGTTTTGATTGCACCAAAAGTCATCAGTCAAGAAGGCATTGATGCTTTGGTTCATCATATGAAAACTTCAAAGACAGAAGATCTTTCAGTATTTGATCCAGATAAATCTAATCAAACAAGATCTACTGAATGGATTACTGATAAGAGAACAAGAGATACTCAAATTGCTCCAATTGAACCTGTATTTCCTCAAGTTAATGAGTTGATGCATCATATTGTCAAACAAGTTATCAATCCTTTTTATCAGTTTGAAGTTGATAGTTCAGAAGTTCCACAACTTCTTTGTTATGGTGTAGGAGGACACTACCAACCTCATATTGACGGTGAAGGTATATGGACGGCACCAGATCAAACACAACTTTGGAGAAAGACAGTAGACCGTGATTTGTCGATGGTCTTATATCTCAATGATGAATTTGAAGGTGGTGATTTTGTATTTCCAGATCTTCATATTCGCATTCGCCCAGAACCAGGTCTTTTGGTATGCTTTCCTTCTAACAGATATTATCGTCACGGCGTTGAACCAGTCACCAAAGGCAATCGATATTCAATGGTGACTTGGATGACAGTGAAAGGTTTTGAGAGTATGGAAACACAATGCAACAATCTCAAAGCAAAGTATGGAGTCTGTTAGGTCAAGAGACACTTTTTAAACTGTCCACTCCCCCACCAAAACCGCATTCATAGGTCTTATAGTGTTTAAAGACACAAAGACCTGAATGCGGTTTTCTTCACTGGACAGATTAATTTTTATTGGTAGTTTTATGGCATTTATGAATTGGGGTGTTAGACTGACTCAAGCAACTCTTAATTTCATATTCTAAATAGTATTGCCTGACTGACTGCAATCTTCGGGTAGGGGGGAGTAGAAATACTCTCCTTTGTAATATAAATACTAATGCAGTCAGTTAGAGTAGAAATGAGGTATCAAAAAGTTTGTAAAAACTGTGAAAAAGTTTTCAGCACAAGATTATCTGAAAAAATTTATTGTTCTGAATTTTGTAAAAGCAGAAATAATCTTTCAGGAACTTCAATAAGAAAAAACCACTTTGCTTCTGGTGGATTGAAGTTATGTAAAGTTGGTGATATATCAGAATTGGAAGTATCTGCATATTATATAAGAGAAGGGTGGGAAGTGTTTAGAAATGTCAGTTCCAATGGTCCAGCAGATATAGTCATATGGAAACCTGATACTGGAGAAATAAAGTTGATTGATGTAAAAAGTTGTGGTGAAGAAATCAACGAAAGTAGATTTAAAACTTATATTAGCAAATCTCACAAAAAAGTTAATGTTGTAATGTATCAATACACTAATAAGGCGCTAAAGGAAGAAGAAGACCTAGACACTTAAAGAACCGTCCTACAGGACTTCCTGGAGAAGTCTAGTGAGGTTATACTGAACAAGATGTTCACTCAAAAAAATGTATTGGATTGATATTACTGGATATGGTGCAAGAAAAAAACAATGCAACTCAATCGTTTCTTGGTTTATAGGCAAATACCTTCCCAGACACAAATTGGACATTACAGTCAATCACAGAGGTCTTCTAAGAGAAGGTGTTTATGGTTGGTGTAGTGTGCTTGACTGTGATCATCGTCCTCGTGCATTTGAAATTGAAATTCACAATCGTCTCAGTGTAGAAGATTATTCTAAAACACTTTTACACGAATTGCAACATGTTCTTCAACATGTTCGTGGAGATCTTCGTGATAAGCATCAAAAGCGTCTCTGGAAAGGTATTGATTGTTCTGAATTGGATTATGAAGAACAACCTTGGGAAACTGAAGCGACTCAAATGGAATCAGTTCTCTACCTTGAATACTTGACAACACTCTCCTAACCCACTATAATACCTTTGTCGAGGTTGATAAAATTATGATCTCTATGAAAGCTCCTAAGACTAAAAAACGGTTCATTAACGTTCAACCAAAAAGCAGCAAAGCTAAAAACAGATTTATCAATCAAATGGATTCTCTCCACGCAATGGAAGTGGAACAAGAGACTGATACACAGTTCTTTGTAGTATCGATTAATCGCAGGTATTGTTTCTGGATGAACCGTGTTAATGATCCGCATTGGGAAATTATTAAATAAATAATGATGCCTGAGTTGGTGGTTCTTTTCGGGTTGGGATAAAGCACCTTAAGGTGCTTTTCCTATATAAATACTAATAACCACCAACTTAAGAGCAGAAATGAAAGGAGTAATTTATTGCTACCATTGTATTCCTACAGGAAAGAAATACATTGGACAAACTGTTAATGAAAATGACAGAAAATCTTCACACATTTGTAAATCAAAAACTGATTGTGATTTTTTATTTTATCGTGCTGTAAGAAAATATGGATGGGAAAATTTTATATATGGAGTTATCGATATTTTTGAAGAAAATTTATTAAATGAAAAAGAAGTTTATTTTATTGAAAAATATGACGCATTTAATAATGGTTATAATACTACTTTGGGTGGAGGAGGTAGTAGGGGAAGAATTAAGACGGAAGAAGAAAGAAAAAAACTTAGTGAAAAATTAAAAGGAAAGAAAAAAACAGCAGAACATAAATTAAAAATATCAAAAGCACATTTGCTTCTTAATAAAAAGGGAATTGTATTAAGTGAAAGTCATAAAAAAAATATGAAACTTGCAATTCAAGGTAAAAGATTTGGAAAAAATAATAATTTTTTTGGAAAAACACATTCGAAAGAACTTTCAAAAAAGTGGAGTAAAGAAAGAAAAAATGTTCCATTTTGGAACAATGGACAAATTAATAAAAAAAGTTTAAAATGTCCAGGTGATGGATGGGTTCCAGGAAAAATAAGTAGAGGAAATTGGTGGAATAATGGAATGGAAAATAAACTTTCTTTTGAATGTCCTGGAAAAAATTGGAATTCTGGAAAATTAAAAAATATATTTTATATTTTTATTTCTCCTGAAGGAAATGAAATTCAAATAAAAAATTTATCTTCTTTTGCCAAAGAATATAACATTAAGTATAGGGTGGTTTTAAAAATGATTAAGAAAGATGAAAATTATCAAAATTATAATAAATGGAGATTCAAAGAATGTGTTATTAAACAACAAACTACCTTAAATAAGGTAAATGATCCACACTGGGAAATCGTTAAGTGACCTCTCAATACTTTTACTTTACACTTTTTGCAATTGCTGCCTACTTAATTGCAACAGATGCTTCCGTGGCGAAACTCACAGTTCTTTTAGCAAAAATTGTAAAGTTTCAGTATGAAAAGTATCGTTGGATATTAATCTATCATCCCGCAACACCTTGGGCACGATATATGATGTGGAGAAGTTCTATGAAGATTGCTAAAGAATTAATGAAAGAACTTGCAGAAAAAGAAAAAAAGATATAATATAGTAATGTGTTTATTCACAAACATTATGTCAAGAACATTTAGAAAGACTGAGGGATGGCATAGCGGAGCATTTCGATATCCGCATACAGAAAACGAAAGAAAGCAACTTGAAGGAGTGTTGCACGACCCAGAGTTAATGGAACTTCCAGTTTCAGGTTTGAATCACATGAGAGCACGAGAGCATCAATTGCCGAGTTCATGGGATGATAACGTTATTTCAGCATATTATGAAGTTTAATTATTGACATACAAACTTTAAGCGTGGAGAGGAGAAATCCTCTCCTTTTTAATAATAAATACACTATATTTGGAGTTTAATAGTGCTTTCAACTCAATATCGTCTTCGTTTACAAGAAATTGCTGGTAGAATTGAAAGAGGTGAAGAAGTAAGTTTAGAAGATATGATATGGAGCGAAAAACTTTGTAAAGCAAATCGCTCTGCTGCTGAAATCATAAGAAAAGCAAGAAGAATTGCAATACAAGGAAAAGGAAAAGAAGGAAGTTTAGATGAGTTTCTGCAAATTATGGATTTAGGGCATCCCGATCCATCAGAGCATCGTAATCAGTTTAATGGTGCAGATGATATTGCAGATTTTTTCAAAAGTGATGAGGATATGAGACGAGACTGATGACTTACGAAGAATTTCTCCAAATGCCTGCAAATTTTGTAACTGATATTGCAAAGGTGATTGATATTAAAATCAATTATGGACTGAAGTTTACTGAAGAAGAAATATTAATTAAAGACCATTTACTTCAATATCACGAACAAGCAAAGTTAGGAAGTCTTCGCAATCATTTTGAGAAGTGTTGGGACAAATAAGCAACTGTCCACTGCACCTTGACTTTACCGTTGAGGTGCTTTATAGTATGTGCATAAATAATAATGCCTGAAGTTGACTGACATCTCTACAGGTAGAGGAGGGCAGAGATGCCCTTTTCTTGTATAAATACTTAAGTCAGTCAACTAAAGAGTAGAACTATGGTAAATCCATACAGATTTTATACCTACGCATATTTGCGTGAGGATAAAACTCCTTATTACATAGGTAAAGGGACTGGATATAGAATATATCAAAAAAGAGGAAGACCTTGTTCTAAACCAAAAGATGATACCAGAATAATATTTCTCAAACAAAATTTAACCGAAGAAGAAGCATTTAAGCACGAAATCTATATGATTGCTGTTTTTGGAAGAAAAGATTTGGGGACAGGTATTCTTTACAATAAAACTGACGGTGGTGATGGTGTTTCTGGAAGAATAATAACTATTGGTTCTTTTACTGGAAAAACACATTCGGAAGAAGTAAGAAAAAAAATTAGTCAATCAAAAAAGGGAAAACTTCTTTCAGAAGAACATAAAAGAAAAGTTGGTGATGCTTTTAGAGGTAAACCAATAACAGAAGAGCATAAAAGAAAAATAAGTAACTCAAAGTTGGGGAAAAAACATTCAGAAGAAACTAAAATAAAATGTGGAATAAAAAATAAAGGTAAAAAGTGGTGGAGTGATGGGAAAAAATGTAAATTTATGATAGAGTGTCCTGGTGAGGGTTGGGTTGCTGGTCGTAAAATAAAAAAGGACAGTTGAAGAACCGTCACAAGGGCACTTGATTTCAGGTGTTCTTTCTGATATTATACATCTATAAATCAAATCCCTCCTCCCCAATGTATAAGGCAACCCTCAAGGTTCAATTTGATACTGAATGGACTTCCACTCATTACAGCAGTGGTTTTGATGATATGATGCTACCAGAAGAGCATTATACTTTTCAGATTCCTGCTGAAGACCTTAACGTTCATCAACTGTTTCGTTTCTTCGCAACTGTTGCCCGTGCTATGGGTCACGATGAACTTAACATTATGAAAGGTGCTTGCGGTCTTGCATTTGCTGAAGACCGAAAAGAAGAAGATATGCGTAAGGTTGCTGATGAGTTTGAACTGACTTTGGGTGAAGATTTGAGAAAGAAGTTTGATGATATGAAGGAAGCAGAAGCAGAATGGGCACGACTTAAAAAAGGTCCGATGGGAACTGTGTTGTCTGATGATGAGGAAGAACAATGAGTCGTTTTAGTACCACAGTATCAACGATTGCTGCTTTGGGTACAATCGCAGCAACTTCTATCACAGCATATAAAGTCTTTGATAATCAACAAGAGAATAGTCAAAAGCAACAACTCATCATTCAAGACTTGAAGCAACAACTGGAGGCAAAGAAAGCACAACCTATCACTCCCCAGGTTCAAGTGGTTCAGCAACCTATTACTCCCCCAGTTCAAGTGGTTCAACCTCTTCCAACCCCCCCTCCTCCTGTGCTTCCTGAGAAACCATGATTGCTCTTTTTGCTTCTACAATCCTACAAGTTCCCACACATTCATATCAACTGGAACATATGCCCGAAAGTGTAGCAAGGTATTGTGCGAGTGCTGTAGGTATTCCTTATGCTTCAGACAACTTCAGTCATAATGATTGGGAGAGATTTAAAGAATGTGCTTATAATCAAATGGAGGATAAGAAATGATTTACGAAGTTCAAACTTATGATGCTACAGACAACACCGTGTATTATGAAACTGTAGAGGATGCGATTGATTATGAGGATGCTCGTGATGTGATTGCGGAAAAGTATCCAAATCGTAAAGTAATTGCTGTGATTGGGAAAAAACTATAAATACCTAAAAAGTATTCGTAAGATGGACGCACAAGAACTTCGCAATCTTCAAGAAGCATATAATAAAGTCCATCAACTTGATGAAATTTCTTCTGAACTTGCTAAAAGAGCAGGAGAAGAGAGGATGAATAGAACTTTTGCTCTTATGCAAAAAGATTGGAAAGAAGGTAGAAAGAAACCATCATCAGAGTTTCAAAAATCTTATAAAAAACAACAGGATGATGAAAGAAGATATAGAAGAAAATTAAAAAAAGAACAAGCAGATATTTACGACATCATCCTTTCACATTTACTTGATGAAGGTTATGCTGAAACACAAGAACAAGCAGAAGTCATTATGGTGAATATGAGTGAAGAGTGGAGACAGAGTATTCTTGATTGATGACCACCTTACAAACTGTCCCAAGACCCCTTCCAAGGGGTCTTTTTTTATGATATAATAATCCACATAGAAAGGAGGAACAAATGAGGTTTCGTGATGTAGAGTTCCGTTGGAGTAAATGTAACAACAAGTATGAACTCGTCAAGTGGTATAAAGCAGAAGTTGATGGATGTGAAGAAAGAGAATATTGTTATGTGATTGCTTTCTTTGATGAAACCAAAGAGGGTTATGATATGAGAACTGTAGGTGATAGGTTCTTTGAAGATAAAGATGCTTGGATTGTAGGAAAACACGCAATTGAGTTTCTAAATGCTATGTTTTATGAACTTCAAAAAGAAAAGGAGTTAGAATAATTCCATAAATAATAATGCTTATGTGTGTCGTAACCAGAAGCAAAGATTAGGTGCTTTCGGGCACCTTTTCTTGTATAAATAGTAATACGACACACTATAAAGCAGAACTATGAATCTTACAGAGTATCATTATGTCTATTATTCCTATGAGGAATATGGTAATGGATATATTGGTAGTAGAACTTGTAAATGCTTACCAGAGGAAGATGTAAAGTATTTTGGTTCTTATACGGATAAGAACTTTAAACCAACTCAAAAAATAATACTTAAAAGTGATTATGCTACAAGAGAAGATGCATATGCTGATGAGATTATTTTACAAGAATATTATAAAGTAGTAGAAAATCCCCACTTTACCAATAAAGCATATCAAACTTCTACAAAATTTTGTTATATACCATCAAAAGAAGAAGCACAAGAAAAGGCAAAAAGAAATTATGAACTTGGGATTGGAATTGCCTCACTCACAGCAGAACAAAGAAGTGAAATTGGTAGGAAAACAGGATTTAAAACAAAGCAAGACAAAACTGGTATTTTTGCCTTAACACAAGAAGATAGAAGTAAAATGGGTAAAAGAAATGCTTCCAAAAATAAAGAAAATGGAGTTGGAATTTTTGCATTAACGAAAGAACAATTAAGTGAAACTGCTAAAAAAACTTATAATGAAGGGAAAGGATGTTGTGTTTTATCAAAGGAAGAAAGAATTGAAAGAGGTAGAAAAAATTATGAGATGAAAGTAGGAATTCATGGATTGTCATCAGAAGAAATAATTAAAAATGCCAAAAAAGGTGGTAATATAACAAAAGAACTTGGTATCGGTGTCCATTCATTAACAACGGAAGAACGATCAAAAACAATGACTAAAACTAATAAACAAAAATGGATGTGTTTAGAAACTGGATATGTTACTAACTCTGGAGCACTCACAAAATATCAAAGAAAAAGAGGAATAGACATTTCTAAAAGAAAAAGAGTAGAATGAGGACACTTATCAAACTGACACATTACCTCTTGTGATTGATGGTCTTTTGATGGTATGATACTCCCATACACATAAAGGCATCTGATGACTAATAAAACAAAATTATTACGAATGGTTGAAGAAGCAATCAACCGAGCACCAGATGATGAGGAAATTATGGCGCAGTTTGTTGTGGATTCCGTCGCAGATTGGTTTGAAGAGGTGTTACAATCTATGGGCATTCAACCATCTTCTATTCCAACTCTGTTACGATGGCAAGCACATCAACACGAATATATGAGTGATTGACAAGAAACTGGAGACGGAGTATGACTGAACTACCCAAATTTTATGAGATGACTTTGGAGGAAACTCTGGAATATCTTAACTCTTCAAAGCAACAAACTGTGAGTGTGTCTTCAACTGAAAAGAAGAAGGAGGATGAACCTCCACAATACTTTTACGATATTTGCACTAATCTTTTTATTTGTTAATCAAAATGACTGAAAGAAACTTCATAAAAGAACTCTGCCGTCGTGTCTATTATGATATGGAGAATGGAAATGATACTGACACAATTGACTATGACTGCCTGATTGATATTATCACCGAATTGTGTGATAGAATTGAAAAACTGGAAAAGGTAAATAAGGAAAAACTTTCCTTGCTAAATTTGGTGGAGAAAGAAGAATGACCGAACACAACCTACCAGAACCTGATGATGCTCCGTGGTTAAATCTATCCGAAAAAGAAATAGAAGAATTGCGGAAACAAAAGTATGAGTTGTCGCAATACGGCAAACAGAAAATCCGAGAACTTATGACCCACGAAGAAATGCTTGAAATTGCTGCTGAAAGAGAAGAAGCAAACAAAGCAGCATTAGAAACTCTTGGAATTGATTATGAGAACTTTGGGCAGAAACCTTGGAACGAAGGTTATTTGGATTATGAAGCACCGAATGGTGATTACATCAAGAACTATCCACTTATCAATCGTGTAGAAGTTATTACGAATAATGGTCGTGAGTTTGTAAGATATGAATGTTCTAATGTTCAAGTATCAGAACAGGATGACGGGAAAACACTCAAAGTATTTTTATCGTAAATTATCAGGATTCCGAATAAATGCCATTTATCAGGAAAACAACTAAAAAGACACTTGAAGAACTGGCACAGGGACACTCCAAATGCCCCTGTGATGCCTTATAATACACTCATAAGCAACCAAACAAATGCAATTTTCTGAATACGACGACACCTTGATGGAAGCAAAAGAACTTGATCGTCTTCGTCGTTATGATGAGGAACTCACAAAAGTGATGAACCCAGACTTCAAAGACTGGCATCAGGGTTCAAAGGAAGAATACCCAGAACTTGCTGCGTGGGTAATTACAAATCTGCGAGAACAACTTGATTGGGCATATAAAGAGATTGACCGACTTGATGATGTTTTAAATGGTCTTGTCTGAGGACACTTGAAGAACTGGCACAAGGACACTCCACAGATGCCTCCTGATGCCCTATAATACTCTCATACACATAAAGACATTATGACTTCTGAAAACAAAAAATTTACTTTGGGTATTTTTGAATACCTTACAATCATTTTTCTTGTTCTCAAACTTACTGGATTGGTAGATTTTACTTGGTGGCAAGTATTTTCTCCTAAAATTATTGGTGTATCTATTGCTCTCTTTGAAGGTATTATTGAAGGTTTTATTGAAGCATATCAAAAGGACAAGGAGAACCAGAAATGACTACTCTCAATCTTACTGAACGACAAATTACCATTCTTGGTATTGCTCTCACCAATCTTTATGATGAGATTGCTAAATCTGGTGAAGGGCAACAAATGAGAGATGATATTATGGAGTTCAGTCGTTATATTCAAAAACAAACTCAAGAGGAAAACTAATGTCTAACTTCTACACTAAACTTCCTGGAACCGATGTGCTTCGTAGCAGGATTGATGTCTTCACTCTTGAAGATGAAGCAGAAAAACAATCCTATCGTGTAGAACTCACGGTAGATAATGCTGGTGTCTTCATTACTTCTTGTGATGGTGGTGCTCGTGAAGATATGAGTATCGGTCATAAAGACCTTGCGATTGCTGTTGCCCGTGCTATTCTGGAAGCATATGGGGAGGTTTGATGAGCACTCTGGATATTGTTTGTTTTTTTATTCCATATGCCGAAAAAAATGATAAGGGAGAAATAATCAGTATCACTTTTCCTTTGGGTTTTGTTATTCTTTTAATCCTTGTTCTTGTATCCTTATGACTAAAATGAAAAAGTGGTTTGAGGATGCTTGGTGGTCTTGGGGTAATTGTATTTACTTCCGATTCGTGAATTACAATGACAACATAGACCGTTGCTGTTTTTTTGAAGAATTAAATTTTGGATGGTATCAAATGGAAAGTGAGTATCGTATGTCTGACCCAAGATTTGACCCTTACAATCTCTCTGGTAGAGACCCTTACTATTCTTATATGATGAGGAAAAAATGAAACCATTTGAATACTACTCCAAACCTCAAACTCTTTATCCCAACAAAAAAGATTACATCACCTTTTATGTTTATGATAAAGGAAAACTTTTGTTTGAGGGATTTGCTTTAACTAATAGTAAAATCAAACTAAAAGAAGATTATCCTAACGCAGTCATTCAAGAAGTTCTTGATGAGGACGCATACAAGGCACATCGCAAACAGTATGATGATGAACGCAACAAACTTCATCAAGAGTTCAAAGATGATTTGTTTGAAGACTATGGTGTGAGTGATAATCCTAAACGATTTCTTCTTTATAATACAGTTGTGGAACATAAGAGTGAATATGAAGAAATCTATGACTTTTTTGGAGAACTTGTTGAACTTATTAGAGAATAATAAATAATAGTGCCTGTAGGTCGCATTATAGGTAGAAGAGGGGCAGAAATGCTCCTTTTCTTGTATAAATAGTATTGCGACCTATAGAGTAGAACTATGAAAGACCTTAAAAGGTTTTATACTTATGCGTATTTGCGTGAGGATAGAACTCCTTATTACATAGGAAAAGGACAAACCCATAGAGCATATTATAAATCTAAATCTGAATATGTAAGACCACCGAAAGATAAATCCAGAATAATTTTTCTAAAACAAAATCTTACAGAAGAAGAATCATTTAAACACGAAATCTATATGATTGCTGTGTTTGGTAGAAAAGATATTGGAACTGGTATTCTTCATAACAAAACCGATGGTGGTGATGGTGCTTCTGGTAGAATTGAAAGTGAAGAACTCAAAAGAAAAAAAAGTGAGATGATGAAAGGTAGATTTTTGGGTGAAAATAATCCTATGTATGGTAAATCTGTTTCACAGGAAACTATAAAAAAATTGAAGGAAAGGAAGGGTGGGAAAAATAATCCTATGTATGGTAAATCACATTCCGAAGAAACCAAAAGAAAACAAAGTGAGGCAAGGAAAGGTAAATTACGTTCAGAAGAATCCAGAAGAAAACAAAGTGAAACAATTAAAAGTAAATCACGTTCCAGTGAAACCAAAAGAAAACAAACTGAAGTAAAAAAAGAAAAATATGCGGGGAAAAATCATCATATGTATGGTAAATCACATTCCGAAGAAACCAAAAGAAAACAAAGTGAAATAAAAAAAGGTAAAAAATATTCCGAAGAAACCAGAAGAAAGCAGAGTGAAATGCGAAAAGGTCAAAATAATCCTAATTATGGGACAAAATGGTGGAATGATGGTTGCGGAAATTGTAAAATGTCAATAGAATGTCCTGGAAAAGGTTGGGTTCTTGGAGTAGGTGAAGAAAATAAAAGAAAAAATAGTGAATCAAAGAAAAAATATGGAATTAAACCACCATCTCCAAAAGGTAAAAACTGGTGGAACGATGGTAAAGAAAATACCAAAATGTCTGTGGAGTGTCCTGGAGAAGGTTGGGTTATTGGTCGTGGAAAAAGAAAAAAAGTATCATAAGGACACTTGATAAACTGTCACAAGGGCACTTGATTTTGGGTGCTTTTTTTGGTATTATATGACTAACCAAGAAAAACAAATGTCTGATTACACTTTAAATCCCGAAGCAAAACCTTTTAGTTATACTCGTGAAAATTTGTTTTCCTGTATCACTCGTATTGTGGCACATCCCCATAAGACCATCACAGAACACGACCAATCCCGTGCCCTTGCGATTATGTTGGTGTTTGATGACTACTTCTCAAATTTCTTGGAAAGTGATAATAATGGTTCTCACTATGTTTATGAACGGGATGAACTTGACTTTCAAGATTTTGTAAGGTTCAAACTTTGTATTGATGATTATGATTATGTTTCTGCTGATGAGGTATTGAAATGAGTTCTTATATTTCGTGCTATAATCAGGAAACACGAGAACTGGAACACTACAAGGTTCCTTACGATGTTGCTGTGTATATCCAACAACTTGAATTTGAAATCAAGTATGGTTCTGGTGGTGTGAAACGACTTTATCCTTTTAGATTTGGAGAGAAAGTGAATGACTGAAACTATCAAAACCTGCCATAATTGTAAGTATTACAAAGATTATGATGATGTCTTTGATTGGATAAGTTCTCGTATCTTTGGATTTCCTACATTAAGCAAATGCTCTCATCCAGACCGATGGAAGGATGTTGATTATGTGAATGGAACTGTTAGTCCTTATACTACTTGTTCTACTGAAAGAAGTTATGGTAATTGTGGTAGAATTGGGAAAAACTGGGAGGCACGGAAATGAATAAACCTTATTTGCTGATTGCTGGAGAACATTTTTACCCTTCTGCTGATACTGGTGATTGGGTTGGGTGTTTCTCTACCTATGAAGAAGCAAAGGCACAAGTAGAACCCAAAAAACCCAAAGGATACACCGTAAATGGTCGGGATTGGGGTTGTGATTGGTATAAAATTGTAGACCTTCGTGAATGGACTGAATAATGATTAAAACTCTACTCAAATTCTTATTCTCAAAAGAATTGGAAGTTGCTCCTGGTGTTTTTTGGTTGGGTGGAGTATTATATGAGAACAGAAACAAACCAAAAGGACCACCACCACTCAAATTGGAGACCTCAAAATGATTGAAATTCAAAAAAACCTGTGTGGTTCGCATCTATCAGGTAGAAAGGGTGTCTTCGGGCACCTTTTCTTGTATAAATAGTATTGCGAAACACAAAGTAGAACTATGACTTCACAAAGTCCAAGAATTTACATATACAAAATTACCTTTGAAGAAGTTTCATATTACTATTATGGAGTTCATAAGGAAAAAGTATTTGGTGAGGAGTATTGGGGAACACCAGTAACTCATAAATGGTGTTGGGAACTTTATACTCCAAAGAAGCAGATATTGGAGGTTTTTGATTATACTGATGAAGGTTGGATAAAAGCACAGGAAATTGAAAAAAGAATAATCAAACAATTTTATAATGAAGATAAGTGGTGCTTAAATGAAAACTGCGGTGGCAAGTTTTCAATAAAGCATCAAAAAGAAGCAGCAAAGAAAAGTGGGTTAAGTCATAAACAAAATGGCACTGGATTTTTTAAATTGACAAAAAAAGAAAGAAGTGAATTAAGTAAAAAATGTGGAAGAATGGGTGGAAATAAAACAAAAGAACTTGGTGTTGGAATTTTTTCTTTAACACCAGAAGAAAAAAGTGTAGTATCCAAGAGAGCAGGAAAAAAAGTAAAAGAACTTTCTATAGGTATTTTCTCACGCACACCAGAACAAATTAGTGAAGATAGTAAAAAAGGTGGAAGTAAAACTGCAAATCAAAAATGGAAATGTCTTGAAACTGGGTATGTAACTAATGCTGGGGCACTTACTCATTACCAAAAAGCAAGAGGTATAGACACTTCTAAAAGAAAACGAGTATCATAAGGACACTTTCCAAACAGGCACAAGGGCACTTTACAGATGCCCTTTTTTGATGTATGATACTCTTATAGATGAAAACTCAAATGACTTTTTCAAACGAAACAGAAAAAATCAAGGCAGAAATCAAAGTGCTTCAATCCAAACTCTCATTCCTTGAAGAACTGGAAAAAACAAAAACACCAGTAGAAGAAGCATACAAAGATTGGTGGGGTGAGTATCCTGGAGATGAAAACTGGACAAGTGATGCTACAAGATGGCAGGGTTTCCAAGCAGGTTATAATGCTGCTTATGAAGAAAAAGTAAGTGAAGAACCAGAAGAACTCAAAACTCTCTATCAAATGTTAGATGATAAGTATTGTCCTGATGCTTGTGTTTTTATTTGTGATATTGTAAAAGAATGGATGTCTCAATACACTCATAATGTGATGAGTGGAGAATATTTGAAAGGATATGAAGAATGTCTTACTGTTTTGGAGGAGAACTTGAAATGACTGAAACTATTCAACAACTCAAAGAGGATATTGCTGTTCTCCAAGAGAAACTACAAAAACTTGAGAAACAACAACAAACTAAATCACCAGTAGAAGAAGCATATAAAGATTGGTGGGGTGTTTATCCTGGAACTGAAATTTGGACAAATTTTGATGAAACAAGGTGGGTAGGTTTTAAAGCAGGATATAATGCTGCTTATGAACAAAAGGTGAATGAAGAACAATTAGCAACCCAAAAAGGAAATATCAAGACACTTGTTGAGGAGAGTGTGAAATGGTGTGAGGAACATCCAGATAAAGACCCATTAGATTACTTGAAACCTCAAACACCAGAACAGGTTGCTGATGGATTGAAAGAAGCATTCCGTGAAGCAGTCAAGCAAGGTGTGGTTTCATCTACTAAATCATCAACTCTTACTGATTTGATTTACGATTGGTCTGATAGTGTATTCACAACTCATAGTGAGTTGGAAACAAAAACTTGTATTGAGAATTTGGTAGATAAGATAGAGTTATTCCTACCTAAAGAACAATCTGCCGAAGGTTCTCAAAATGCTTATGTTGAATCTGCTGTAGAAGGTTTCAACGATTGTCTCAACAAAATTAAGAGGAAACTGCGATGAAAATTGTAATCACAGACAATCCACAAGACGATAATTACATCTGGAAACTTTATACTGGTCCTGATGGAATTGATGAATATGATGGTCTCTGTTCATCTATTGGTGAATGTTTTGAACAGATTATCAAATGGGAGATTTTGAATAGTAAGAGTTATTACGGATAAAGACACTTGAAGAACCGTCACAGGGGCACTTGAAAACAGGTGCCCTTTCTGGTATAATACTCTCATACACACAGAAACATTATGAAAGACCTTGAACTGGGACAAATGTTGTTTGGTAATCCTACACAAGAATATCCTGTTCCTCGTGAAAAATGGATGAAAGGACTATTTGAAATCTTGATGGATGCGATTACAGAAAAAACAGGAGATAAGGACTTTGTTTATGCTCCTGATTTTTCTAATGATTTCTTCACCATTCGCAGTTATTATTGGGGTGATGATGAAGAAGAAATGGATAAACCAAACTTTGAAATCCCAAGTGAGAAGTTCTCCCTGACTTGGTATAAGTATCCGTTTCGTGGTTCTTATTCAAGTGAGAAACTCAATCTAAAAAGGTGGAATGACCTTATTCAAAAATGTATTAAGAGTTTGGAAGAAAAATGACAGAACACGAAACTAACAGTTATAAGTGGAACCAGTGTATCAGAATGATTAGGGAGAAACTACGATGACTGACCGCAACGACTTTCCAACAGAAGAAACACGAAATCCCGATGAGATTATTGTGCGGGATATTGATACTTTCCATATGGAGATGATGGGTCCTGATAGTATGTGGATTGGTATTACCCGCAAGGATGGACGGATAGACCATTTTAATGTTATAGTGAAGGGTAAGAAACTTGATACTCTTTGGACCCCTCGCACAGGGCATATGGACCCTGATAAACTATGACTACTCAACGAGCACAAGAACTTTTAGATGCTTCTATGGAACTCACACTACGACCACAGAAGGATGACCGTAAAAAACTGATTGCTTTTATTATCAACGAAGCAGCAGCACGACTTTGCACTGATTGGGCAGAAGGACAACATCCAGTAGATGTATTGTATGAACTTGCAAATGAGATTGAAGCATTATGAATAAATATCTAAAAAAGTAATCAATACAGATGAAAACTTTTAGAGAGTTTATTTTAGAGTGTGAGTTGGTTGAGGGCATCCAACCACTTCCAAGAGAAAAAATGTTGGGGCAGATAGTAAGAAAATCTGGGGCAGCACATTCTGCTAATGTTTTTAGAAAAGATTATAAGAAAAGAGGACTTAAAGATTTAGAGAGTAAGCAAAGAGAAAAGGTTGCGAAGAAAGCATCTCAAATCAAAAAAATCAAGTCCAAGTTGAGAACTCACGACCCGATTGATAGTAGATTTAGAGAAATGGAAAATAGGGACAGAGGAGAAAGAAAATAGGTTGAGGACACTTCCCAAACTGGCACAAGGGCACTTTACAGGTGCCCTTTTTTGATGTATGATACTCCTATACACAAAAGCATTATGAGAAACTTTGATTATTATCGTGCCGTGCTACTTGGAGTAGTATTGGGTATGTCCTCACTAACTTTGATTTATATGGTGGGTGTGGCACTGGATACTAAAAACCAACCAGAAACTCCAAAGTCTAACTTCACGGTTGTTGATAAATATGAGAACTGTGATGTAGTTCAATGGTCTTATGGTGGTCTTGCTGATTACAAATACTTTTTGCATTGCCCGAAATGAACTTTAATGTGTGGGGTGAGAAATGAAACCAACTAAACACATAGATTATGTAAAAGTATCACAACATCTTAAAGAATGGTATGGGTGTGATAGGATACTGATTGATTTTCTTGAACTTGAAGGAAAAATGGTAATTCATAAACATTCTTTTCTTCCTGATGGAAAAATACGAATGGGACAAAAAACTTCTTATGATTATAGTTCTTTTGAAAACATTACTGAAAGGTTAGAAAATGAAACCAAATAAACATATAGATTACGCAAAAGTATCACAATACCTCAAAGAGTATTATGAATGTGATAGAATATTGATTGACTTTCATACACGTGAAGGAATATTGGTAATCCATAAGCATACTTATCATTATCATCCTGATGGAAAACAGGAAGTGATAATTGGGAAACCAACTTGTTATTATTATAGTGATTTTGAAGACCTTACTGAAAGGTTAGAAAATGAAAATAATTGATTACAATAGAAAAGAAGACTTTGGAGTAGAACACATCTTTACTCTACTCAAAGGTAAAAGACGTTCATTCCTTCAAGTAAGTTTTGATTGGAATGAATATCCTTCTGGGGTTTATTTTCAGATTGGAATTGGAAACAATCGTGTGATTGATATTCTTTTCTGGTGTTGGAAGATTGGATTTGCATTTGAGTTGTTTGGTGTCACTTGGGGAAGTTGGGAGGAAGAAAAATGAGTTTTGATACAATCTTTATATCTGATGTTCATTTGGGAACTGATAGATGTAATACCGAAAAATTCCTGAAGTTTCTTAAAACGATCAAAACCAAGAAACTTGTGATGGTAGGAGACATCATAGACATCTATTGTATGGAAAAATACAATACCAGATGGAAACGAGAACATACTGAATGTGTTCATGCTCTGTTGGATTTGTGTAAGAAAGGAACAGAAGTTGTTTATATTCTCGGTAATCACGAAGGAGCAATCAGAAGGTATTGTACCTTTGAGCATAAGAACTTTATGATGTGCGATGAGTATGTTCATAAAGATAATGAGGGTGGAAAGTATCTCTGCACTCACGGAGATAAGCATTCAGAGTTCTCTTCTGGTTCTTGGAAGCAATTTATACTCAACTGGGGTTATGAGTTTATCACACCTTTGAGTATCTGGTTGAATAGGTTTTTTCGGTTCTCTCTGGTTCATTTCCTCAAAAATACAGTAAGAGGAAAGTATTATATTGATAAGTATGAAAA